TCTTTTGCTTCTGGTCGTCCTCCAAAACGAGGATCGCTAATAAATTGTTCGTGAACAAGCATATGCGCCGCATGTACTTGGTCAGGAAAAGCTTTTATTGGTTTTCCATTCAATAAAGCCATATTTTCTGAGACGGGATCACGACGGGCAATATCATCATCGTCAATGACCAACTCATCTGGGTCAGGTAAGTTTAAAGCCATTATTAAACGTTTATATGCTTCCTTTATATCAATTATTTGGGGAGCTGATTGTGCAATTTGCAAAGTCGTCTGCGCTAAAGCTATTCTTTGTGCTTGGGAAAAAATATTAGGGTCAGAAACAGGGATAATATCAATTCTATCATCAAAATCCCTTCTTCTTATTGATAATTCTTGCCCAACTACTTCATATGGATAGACATCGTCTAGATATTCTCCGTCCAATTCTCCAATTAGCTTTAATTCCCGTGCTTGTGCATGATGAATACGCTTATGAATGGCTGAAAATATCTTACTTCCTTGTTCTATCTGCGCAATAGTGGTTCCAACAGGGGATGTCGCCGCCGCATCGCCTACCATCGCATCTGCAATAGTGGCGAATCGCCTTCCTGACTCTGTTAAAACGCCTAAAAGTTGCATTAATGTAGGAGAAGGTTCCTTAAAGGGTAATTGCATAAATGATTTTTGCAAATCATCACCATATGCCTCGACTTCCAACCATGAACCTGGAGCTATCGTCATATCCCCACCTTCAATTCGTGCACCTTTCGCTTTAAAGCCTCCATTTAAGTTAGCGAATGCCGCAGAGTCCAGTAAAGCCCTTAATGCCCCTGTACTTGCATGCTGCAATCCACCAATCATATGAATTAGACCAAAGCCATAAAAGCCTAAACCTGGAAGATATTTATAATGCACGAAATATGTGCGTTTTCTTTTTAACTCATCGTCCTCTTTCCAATTTCTTCGTATCGCCAAAACTTGTTGGGACTGCCTGTCAATCGTAATGATATATGGAGGTGCGATTGCCTTTTCATCTTCTGAATCCTCTATGTTATAGTCCGTATGTATTTCCAATACCGTATGGATATTCTCACCTAATGTATCTGAAATGCCGTCCAGTCGATTAATGGTTTGATTCACAATATCAACATCGTCCGTCTGCGTTCCTGACGACAGCTTTATTTCCTTGTAAAATCCCGTCTTAAAATATTTCTTTAGTTCATTTTTATTTATTTTCATTACCTGAGTGTAACGAGGGGATGTCTCCAAATCCACTGTCTCATATGAAACAACAAAATCCTCTGCAGGAATAAAGGATGACGCCACCCTATCAAGGGTAGGGTCAAAATACACTTTTTTGAAGGCGGACCCTGACACAGCTAAATAAAAAAGCAACTGGTCAAGTTCATTGAAATACTCGGGCATCTCTTGAGTCAATTGATAATTCATAAATTCTTGGACTCGTTGTGCCTGTTTCATTTTTTCTTCCGTTACTTTTCCAATGATCTGCGTCTTTACAGGTCCGCCGGGAGGAAACATCTCTGCAATGGCACGTGCTTGAAACTGCGTCGCAGCTTCTGCCATTAAAGGATTGTGAACACCCGATGCTCCAGGAAATGGATCATCACGGGCTTCAGTAATAATTCCGAGCATGCGAAGACCACGTGAATACTGTTCTTCCCAGTCTTTTCTACTTGATCTGTCGCTGTCGTATTTTTCGATTAAATCGGATGCAATTTTCGTTAATTCTTTTTTATCTAATGTTTCTGCAAGATTGGAAAAATGGTCTGTATCAAGAGGCTTTACATATTCCTCTTCAAGATTAACCTCGACCCCCGTCTCCAAGATTCCTGGTTCGGGAAGTTCTACCGCCAATTCTTCCATGTTTAAAACTTCTTCAGGCATTAATTTTTCTTTTTTAATTTTTTAATTTTTTTATCCACACTATCTGCAAATTTTTTTTGAGCATTATTATAAGTTTTCCATAATTCAGACCATGAACCTAATTTTTGTACTAAACTTTTTTTAGGAGGTTTATACGGCTTTGGATTTCGATATGCCATTATGTCTTTTTCCTTTTCTTTGCTAGTTTGACAGAGCCACCACTTCTTTTTTTAGCAACTCCATAAAGGTTATGCATTTTTATTCTCTCTAATCCACCTCTTTTTAATTCGGATTCAAATCTTTTTCCTAACTTGGATTCTATATAAGCATCGCCAAATAAGAATTTATCTTTACCATATCTTGGTTCAAGTTTTGCATACTTTTTTATGTATTTTTCTTTTAACTTATCTTTATATTTTCTTTTATCTTTAGGGCCTGCCATTATGTCTTTTTCCTTTTCTTTGCAATTTTTTTAAATGTTTTCGCTAGAGTATATCTTTTCGAGCCAGGAGGACAGGACTTTGACCCAAACTTTTTTCCGGTGCAAACTCCTTTCGTCCCTCTACGTTTAATAGAGGCCGTCGCCTCTTGCATCCATTTTTTTGACATTACTTTTATCTATTTTTTCCCAGGCTTGTTCCTATAACGTAAAAGTGCTTTCGCCTCCTTTATCGTTAGTTTACCGGCATTGACATGCTTGGCCAGTAAATTTCCATATGCACCTTGCCCAGCCAAACCAATTGTAACGGGCTTCATATATCTGCCTCCTTTATTTGGGGATTCTACTACCATTCTTTACCTCCTATTTTTTAAAAATATTGAACAAGTTAGGTTTTAATACATCTTCAAACCAGTCTTGCCAAAATTGTTGTGTTTTCTTTTGATATTCTTGGGCTTTCACAGGGTGTTCCTTTACAAATTTTTCTACTTGTACTTTCCATTCTGCGTAAGTTGGAATATCTAAATCAAATTTAAACATTTTATCTCCTTATCGAGTTTCATTTTTCTCATTGTTTTTGTTCCACCTAATTTTTTTAGTGCATCCTTAGTAGTCATTTATTTACCAAACTTGTTTGCTTTATTCTTATAATAAATTCGTCTTTTCCTTTCAGCTTCCATAACAGCCTTGTCTTTTTTCTTTTTATTCCTAGCCCTTATTTCCTCCAGGCGTTCAGCCTTGTTAATTCTGTTCGCACTTTCGACAATCTCTTTTGCCGTAGGTCTTCGTTTTGGTTTCTTCTTTATTTTTACATCCACCATTCTTTTACCACTTTTATTTCCTTTCGATATGACGTTCGTGAACTGCCCTCGTGACAGTGTCATTAACCCTTCCCATTTTTTTCTTTAAAATATTTTTTAGTTCCCGCCTTTAAACCTTTCACAAATTGACCTTCAAGTGACTTGTCTACATTAGAGGGAATAAATTGACTCCATCCACCTTGTGCCTCAAATTGAGCTTTTGCCAATCGTCTTCCACTCTTTTTAAATAAATTAGGAAACATTGAAGATTTTCGAGAACCCATATTATATCCTTCTCTGTATGCTCTACTGCCCTTTTGTTTTGGCCCTGCCATATATCGCCTCCTTTGTCACAGTACTGCAGTCATAATAACTTCCTTAATAAATATCTATATCATTTTCACGTTGATGTCTAACTATAAAATCTCTTTTCGCTTACCTTCGACTTTATCGGCTTGTCGTCCCACTCGTCAAGATACTTCGGATCAAGGGGATGCGCCACGAGGAACTGGTCCCGAATCAACTGCCACGCCTGCGTGCACGTATCGACATAGTCATCGTGCTTCCCGTAGGGAAACGATGCGCATTCGCCAATAATGTCCTCGACCCACAGCTCGTCTGATGGAACCCATACCAAGCCACTCTGCAGCATGGGCGCAATCGCATGGGTCCGTGAAACCTTGTCCTTGTCTGGACGATACTCGTGAACGGGAATTCCCGCACGCCGCAAGTCCTGCAATAGCGACTGCCCTGACGCACGTTTCTCGATGAGCACCAAATTCGGCTTGTACTCCCAATACGAGTCCTGGGCGATTCTCCGCAAATCCGGGTACTCGACCCGATCCCGCCAGGCTTCAATGAGACCGACGCACGCCTCGACTGTTCCCGAATCCTCGTTCAGGCGGGAGAACACCCCCCACGTCGTTCGTGCACTGAAGTCAGCGGACTCTTTCGTAGAGAACGCCGTGTCATAGCTTTGAATGATAAAATCGTATCGTGGC